AATGCCAGAAGAAACAGCGCCCTCGAAGGCTGTGTCATAAGCTACATCTGCGTTTGAATTGTATTCAGTGTGTCTAATTAAGCCTTGAAATATCTTAGCTGTTTCAACGTCTGCTTTATCGTCAACCGGACTTACACGAATTGCCGGTCGGTTTTGTCTTTGATCATTTGTAACTTGCTTAACAAACTGCGGTATTTTATTGATTGTTAAACAAGGTCTACCGTCACGCTCTCTGTCGGCTCTAATTTCAGCTGGCCAATGATCACCAGATTTAAATCTGATGTCTTCAAGCTCTTCAATACGTGAATCATTCTCAGCTTCTTCAGCTAATTTAAAACGCTTGAGCGCAATCTCTAGAATTTTCTTATTTTTTTTATCGGCCACATTAAGAGTATCGTGCGAACCGATAAGTAAACAAAAGTTTACCTCAAGTAATCATAAGTAACTTTAAGTAAATTTAAAGTAATCCTTTTATGCCATCCAACCACCGGACGAACCGCTATATTTGTTGTAGTTTGTCTTGGGTTTTTCAACTGGTTTTGTCTTTGCGCGGTCTAGTCCAGACATTATTAGGTAGCGCAGGCAGTCGAGTAAATGGTCGTTCTCTTTTACAATTTTACCCTTATCATTTCTGCGATAAAGCCTCATTTCACCAACTGTATTTCTTAAACTCTTAAATATCTTTAATCGCCCGGAGCTAAGTCTTTGCCAAACTTCATAGATACCACTTTCAACACCGTTAAAAGCAATTTCTAAATCAAGCCCTAGATCAATGTAATCCTGCAGTAATTGATGTCCATCTCTCTGCGCTCTACCTCTGGCCGCTGGATCAATTACTCCAGGCACCCATTTGCCTCTGGCTTTAATACTCTGGCTATGAATAACAGGCTCTGCTTGCCCTACATAGTGCTCCGAATACAAGTAAACTACATCACTGTCCCTGTCCCAAGCGCCCCATAGAGCGGCTGTTCTGTTCCATCCAACATCAAGAGCATAAACTCTAGGCCAATGCTCTGGTATTTCAAATGGGTCTACCAAGTAATCAGTTTCAGGCACTGGGTAGATTGCGCCAGCCCCAAGTGATGGAATGCCTTTGGATCTTGCGTCTCTTTGGTGCGGAGGTAGAGAGTCATACATTTCCTTTTTTTGCTCTTCGCTTAAGTGTGGTATGTCCTCCCAGCCCATTGTCATGCAGAATTTACTCATGGCGAACAAATTCCCCATGCATTTTAGTGATTTCTGCTATGTAGGCAGCATGAGCTTTTTGCGGACAATCGAAAGATCCAAGCTTAATATTTTTTCCATCTTTACTTACTCCAGCAACCCAGAGATCCATTCCTTTTCTTTTCCATACTCCCTTATATCCTGTTGTGTTGTTGGATTGAGTACTTCTATTAGTGGCATTCTGAGACCTACTAGCCTCTCTAAGGTTTTCAATTCTATCATCAACCTTATTTAAATTAACATGATCTATTTCTTCTTTAGGAAAGTGGCCATAAGTATAAAGCCAGGCAAGCCTTCCACATTGATATTCGCCATAACCTTGAATATTTATAGCTCTATAGCCATTCTTTCTTATATAACCCGTTCGTTTTCCTGAAAACCTTGTGTTGAACGTATTGTTCTTTCTGCAAGTCGGTGGCCTTTTATTCCAGATAAATATGCCAGTGTCAGAATTATAGCTAACTAACTCTTTTAGCTCTTCAAAAGTAATCAGTTTATTTTTCTTTGATCTCTTCATCCTCGCCCCCTGGCCCCATTGCTGGCATATATCTTAAAACAATTTCACTCATGCCCCTAAGTGGTGTAAATGTGCAAATCATAAGACCTTTTGTAGTCATTAACCTTGTCAGCCCTTCAAAGTAAACATCAGCAGGCGGCTCTTCGTCGAAGTTAATACCATGCTTTGCTGTCCCCTGAAATTTTTCTCTGCCTTGATCGTAAGACTTAAAAGCAAGATTACTTAATTCACCAGATACGTGTTTAATTTGAACAGTATCAAATGCATCTGCAACACCGCGCCGCCTTGTTGGGCTTCCATGTATGTGTTCTTTGGGTATCATACCAGTGCCAAGGGCACCAGGTGAGCCAAGAAATTCTAATTGTAAAATATCCCTTGTGGTTTCAGAAGTATCACCAGCAGCCCACCAACTTACAGCATGATCGAATCTGTGACCATCCCACCATTCAGGATATAAACCTGTAAGGTGCAAGGTCGCCTCATAACATCCTAAGATAGTTTTGCCGCATCTATTACCAGCAATCGCAGCGCGCTCCTGATGAATACTGCCAGCACTAAAAAACTCTAAATGCTTAACGTAAAGTTCACGCCTCAAAGGCCCTTTGTCAGGATAATACGAAAAAAGCTTGCGTTCTTTTTTGCGCTTCGACTTCTCTGCTAGTGCTTTCACTAGTTTTATCTTATCTTCGCGGGTCAATGTTTATTACTCTGGCTCTCTTACAATTAGTGATATCCCGTAATAATATGCATCAGTGTTTAAGTCGTAATCTTGTCTTTCTTTTAAGAACTGACCTTCAATAAGTTGGTTTATAATCTCTTTAATGGCCACTTGTCTCCACTTATCAAGCTCTGAATCGCTTAACCGATGAGGGCTACTAGTTTTAATAGATAGCTCTGTCATCATTCCTCAATCGCCACAACATCATCTTCATTCATAACTAGAAGATCTTGGCCGTTTACTTTTATTTCTGCACCTACATGACTGCTAAAGATAATCTTGTCCCCAACTTCTATAGATAGAGGCTTCATCTTGCCTGACTCTGAAACTCTGCCATGACCAACTTTTAATATCTCACCTCTGCGCCACCCATCGGATTCACTCTCACCTAAAAATATTCCACTCTCTGAAACATTTTCTGAGATTGTTTCTTTAACTACGATTCTGTCATATAGCGGTCTTACTTCTTCGCTCTTTTTTTTACTCATCAATCTCACCACTAAGTTTTTTGATTTGCTCATCTAATTCTTCATCTGACTTCTTACTTATGTCATTTATTGTGATTTGCTTATCTTCTTCGCCTGGCTGTTTGTCTCGATAACCAATGTTATTTTTTGCTACGAACATTCCAAAGTTTTGCTGGATGTTTCCTTTAAGGCCATTAACGATTAAGTAGTTTTCCTGTACTACGTTTAAACGCTTGCAGGCGCCGGAAAACTCTGGATAGATTTTGGCCCATTCTGTGATTGTATCCCTGCAAACCCCTATTTTAACTGCGAAACCGGCTAGGCTAGGATAATCAGCTACGATCTTTTCAGTGATTTCAATTTCTTGCCCGTCTTTCACTATTTTTTTTGTGATTTCCTCGTATGGTTTGACATCTAGATAGTCTAAAAGCTCTTGAATAAATTCTTTTTTGTATTTAGTTGGTCTTGCCATATTTAGAGATTAGAACACCCTAAAAAGTAATCCTAAGTTTACTTTAAGTAATCTTTAGTTTACTTAAACTTTACCTTGCGTAAGTTTTGCAAATGTACTTTTATATATTTATGGAAAATTCATTACCCGTATTAAAAAAGAAGAATTTAACAGAGAGAATCACGCTTCCTGTAGATACCGAGCTAAAGCAAAAGTTGACAGAGTTAAAGTTGGTTCATGGTATCGATGTCCCTGAATGGATTAGAAGAATCATCAGGAGCAAGGTTGCTTCTTTAGACTTTGAATAGATTTTATTAGCTGCTGTAGGACGATCCTTGTTGAGCTCTAACCCTGTTTAGCTGTCCTATAGTGGCTTATCTTAACTAGTGTAGAGTTTCGATGTCCCCTCTTGTCTCAACTTGTCTAGTAAATTCAAAGTTTGCGATTTCAATAATTTTCCTTTCAGAAAGTGTAAGCCACCCTTTAGGATCTATTTTAACATTACAGTCTTCACACGTGAGCAGAAAATCCATTGCGGTTTCAAACTCTGTAAATCTAAATTCTCTAAAAGCTTTTTCATCCATGTTTAAATCTTACATGGACTTAAATTATCAATGCAAATATTAAAATTTTAAATATGTTTTCACTTTTTCGATTTCGTGTTTCAAACAAACATAACCATTGTTACACTTGCACTTAAATCTTAATCTTGGATCATTTAGAAGTTTATGTGCCTTAATTACTTGATCATACATTAGGTTAAATTTCTTTTCCCTGCAATCACAGCCCTTGAAATGAATTTCACATGCTTTTATTGTTCTGTCTTTAATTGGTTCCATTATTCCCCTTGTATTCCTTAAGCGCCACGCACCTAGCGCACACGCATTTTTTCCTGATAGTTCTAGTGTCAGCTACTAAGCATTTTGTTTGGGTTAGTGCCTCGGCAAGCTTGGCGCTCTTTTCTTTCTCGTCAGTCAGGGCTTGGTGTTCTTTTACCTTTTCTTGGACTGTTTTTCCCATTACTCTTGCTCCAGTAACATAATTAAAGCGTCTATCTGGTTTTCTCTTTGTTGGTTTCTA